CGGATTAACCGGTCACTATCAAAGAAAGGAGAGGATTTTTATGAAAGTGAAAGTCGTTGACTGTACGAATCAGCTTTATGCTTATTCGTGCACATTCTCATCTAGTACTTTTGTACAAGATGCGTTTGGTTGCTTGATTGTGGCTTCCCCTGTCGAACCAATTTGTCTAGAATCAAAAGACTTGATTTTAGAGGGATCGGCTGATGACTTCGGAGACCGCGCCTGCGAACATGTGCGATTGGAAGGTGAGCTCTATGAGCTTGCTCCCACGCTTATGTCCGCCACCTCAAGTGTTCTTCACTTGAATTCTTGTGGTGCTACGGCACCTTGCATGGCATTCACTTACGATTATTTTAATGGTAAGTGGAGAACAAAAACCATGTTAGGTTATTTGGCCATTAACGGTTCTGGCCCTGATTTCTTCATCGACGTTCCTGATTGTCTCAGTGGAACGAGACAATGTAAGGACGCCTATCTGAAATCTTGGACCACTGCAGATAAACATCTGCATCGTGAGTGGTACTGCCTTTGGCGTACATCCAGTTCAAGTCCGTGGGTGGTAATATCTGGTAGTAGTGAAGTGGAATTTGATTTCCCAAATCACCGCTACAAGGTTTATCCGAACACGTACTGGACAGACATGTACAAACTTAGGTTAGCAACCTCTAAACCTACGGGACTACCCATTCTCCCCACGACGTGGAGAGAGTATGAAAGACTCGAAAAACTGTTGAATCTGAACTATGTTCAGCCAGCAGACTATCTTGTCTATGGGGACCTAGCGCGTAGGTGCGCCAACGACGCCGTTGTCATTTCGACCAACTCGATTGCCCTTGTCAAGGAACTTCGTGAATTCACGGAGACCCTTAAGGGAGTGTACGACCTGTCAAAAGGAAAGGTAGATGTTAAGAAAATTGCATCTGCCTATCTTTCTTACAAGTACGGCGCCATCTTAACCGTAAAGGATGTTAAATCCGTTATGGAAGCGATGACTTTTGAGTTGACCAAAGCTCGTACTGATGTGAATCGTACGAGATCCAAAGAGATTATCTACACCCCCCCGAACAGTGGGGTCTCACTGCCTAGTCTTATAACGGAATATTGTTACAAGATTACGTATGCGAAACACTCTACTGCTCTTAAGGAAGCACTAGCTCTTTGGTATGACTCCGGGTTATTTCCGTCCTTCGAAACCATTTGGGATTTAACTCCCTTAAGTTTCGTCGTAGATTGGTTTGTTTCAAGCGCTGACTACTTTAATGCTGTGGATGCTAGTAATTACTGGCAACTACATGACATTGAAGCAGTTTGCTACTCGAAAAAACGAACCTATCCTGACGTCTCCACTTGCTTCTTTAGCACCTGGGGAACTTTTATCGGTGATGCTTCTGCGACTTTTTATAGTCGTAGTATATCGCCGATCATCCACAAACCTTCTTTCTTTGAATCCACCCCGCGTATATTTAAGAACTACGCAGAACTTTCAGCGCTTATAGTTGTCCTTTCGGACATCTAGAACCGCAGCCTTGGTGTTTAAAGCCAAGAGAAATGGAGGCCATTATGGCAAAAGCTCTATCCGTTAATTATACGGACACAGCAATCTCCGGTGTGACCTCACTAGCCTTCGAAAGAGGGTTGGTGAACTTTGGAGCCGACTTTAAAGTTAAGTCAGACGAGCCTGAAGAGGCTATTCTGACCAATCTTACAAGTCCTGTTGTTTACCCCGAAAGGATACGGTATTCTGTATCTGACGTGGCAAACATTTACGCGGGCAGTTCTGTTGAACCGTCCTTGTATTCACCTACTAAGAGAGGTACCTCCTTGCTCGCTCAAGTGAGTGAGACTTGGAAGGTAACTGACTCAGGCGACGCCTCTTACGAGGTGGCGCTTCCTGTTTCTGCACATTTAGTCATAAAAGTGCCGAATCATGAATTGGTGACACCAGCAGCTATTCAGACGTTACTGGGAAGATTAATCTCGAGTCTTTATGACACGGGAGATCTTACCACAGCACGCTTGACAGCTCTGCTCCGGGGTAGCCTCAAACCCTCAGATCTTTAACGAGGATTTGACGCATGTCTCACAAATCTAACCAAGTCGTATCGACTTGGAAAGACATCGAGAAGTTCCTTACTCGGTGCACGCCTACTATGTACGATGCCACAACACCTCTGACGGACTCATCACGTTTGATCGTGAGAGACGCCTTGATGCTTTGGTATCTCGCTACAGTAGACACTCTCGCTCTCTCTGAGTCACCATTCACAGATAGAATCCAAAGAGGATGGATTACTTCATTCTCTACGATTACCGTCTTTGAGTTGGTTGAGTTGCTTAAGGAAGGAGCTCATCAGCTTGTTGCTGGTGATTATCCTAACTATGATGCCTTTAAACAGCATCTCAGCAGCTCTTACTCATCGGCAGGGATCATTATGATGCCTGTCAAGAGAGAAATTGACCGTTGGTTTCTAAGGTCTGAAACCGACGCACTGAATCTCGTTTATTCATGGTTTTGCTTTATTACTCGGCTGAATCTTAACGATTTGACCGTGTTAAAAGACAACGCCATGGATAAATACCTTCGATTAGAAGAACTTATTCAAGAGGATGGGTTTTCTCAAGAAGAAGTTAATCTTCTACAAAAATGGTTTCCACGTTCATGCGAGAATGAGGCCTTCTTTATTGAAGGTTACTCCCCATCACATGGCCCAGGAAGTACCGCTGATGCAGGGTCTTTTCTGCTTCATAAGTACTTAAGTCTTGGTTCTGACCAGCGTCTCGAGATGTTAATTCATCGCGTGTATGCTGATCAAGACCCTTACCCTCGACAAGCCCGAAAGGACTTGAGAAGAGTATCCAAAACCATCTTTGTGCCAAAAACTCTGACCTCCTATCGAACAATTTCGATGGAATCGGCCAGCCTTATGTGGCATCAAAAGGGTGTACGATCGGCTACGCTGCGGTATTGCAACCGCCGTGTTCCTTCGATCGCACGGAGATATCAACCAGACAAACAAGAACCCAACAGAGACCTGGCTTGGGAAGGAAGTGTAACTGGCAATTTTGCCACTATAGATCTTTCCTCAGCTTCGGACACTGTTTCCTGGTGTCTGGTCAAGCAGTGGTTCCGCCATACTTTACTTTATCCCTGGCTACTTTGGACGCGTTCAACGCATTCCGAGTTACCAGATGGACGAGTAATTAAGCTAAAAAAGTATGCTCCAATGGGAAGTGATTTATGCTTCCCCATTGAAACAATATGCTTCATAGCTATGGCGGAGTGTTCAATTGTCGAGTCAGGTGGGGACCCTAAAACGTCCCGTTTTAGAGTTTTTGGAGACGACATCGTTATCGAAGAAGAATATGTGCCTGCCCTAATAAGCAGACTCACTCAAAATGGTTTCACTGTTAATACAGAGAAAACGTTCTGGGGTCGCCAACCAAAAGGATTCTTTCGAGAATCTTGCGGTGGCTTCTACTTCGATGGTGTCGACATTACACCAGTACGCCTATCCAGGAAGTTTCTTGGATACGCATCTATTGGTGTACATACTCCAAATGTCATCGAATCTCTCATTAATCTCTCTAACGAATGTAACACTCGTTACCCTTCAGTTCGAAGATGGTGCGTTGATGCTTTATTGCATTTACCACGTCATCTGAGACCTCCTTTTTCCAGTAGTGGAGATGTAGGTTTGTTTTCAAAACAGCCTACGAATTTCCATTTACTATCGAAGGATTCCAAGAATCTACAGTCTACTGTTTACACTTATGGTGTAACTGGTAGACCTGCAAAAATTGGAAGGTTAAAGTGGGAAGATATTCGAATGTTCGAATATTTTCGAGCAGTAGGAGAGCGTTCACGTCTGACTTGGCCGGAAGACCGAGTCGACGTTGACATTTCACCTAACCCAACGACTTCCTGGAAATCCAAGAGGTCGCCTTTGTACGACTAGTTCTGTCGTACTTGGAGAAGGC